AGTTTTAGAGCCTTAAAACTCTTTTACAAGCTTTAAGGCTATTTCATAATAATCCACAAACTCGTTAAATTCCAAGCTCATGATGTCTTTTAGGGTAAAGTGCAGGGAGTGCCCTATTAGAGCAATCCCCTCGGTTAGTTTTTTACGTCAATACCCATAAACGCGCTAACTCTTTTTGATAGCTCGCTCCATTCGCCCATCGGCAGAGAGTTTAAAAACTCTTTATCCATCTCGCCGTCGCTCATTTCGATTAGCATTAATTTGGCTTGCTCGATCTCGTCTTTTGTTTTGCTTTGGACGCTTTGGATGAGTGCTAGCGTCGGAGCTTTGAGCTCCACCGTCTGACCGTCGCTAAAGACAAATTCAGTTCTTGGTATTTCTATTTTTTTTAGTGCCATTTTTTATCCTTAAAGTATATTTTTTCTGATCGCCTCGTAGAGATCGTTGCCATTGACGGAGTAGATTTTGTTTTCTACGTCGTATGATAGCGCAGTCTTTTTATCGACTTCATATTTTACGACTACGCAGCTCATCTCGATACTCATATTCGCCTCTTTATTCATCTCAAATTTAGGCGCTTCAAGCACCTTGACATTGCCCTCAAACGTTGCCACGATCCCCGTATGCTTGCCGTCGCTTCCGCTGTGATTGGCTTTGACATAGACCTTTTGCTTAGTCTTGGTATTCAAAAGCCCAAAATAAGTCTCACTGACGTTATTAACAGTAAATTTTGCCGATAGCGGCTTAAGGGTCGGCAAAACTAGCTCGTATTTTCCGATCTCCGATGCGGCCTCTATCGTCTCATGCTCAAATTTGGGCGGCTCAAAATCTACCAGCTCGCCAAAAAGCCCGATACCATCTACAAAGAAATTCCCGCCCGTAATTGCTTGCGCTTTCATTTTATAACTCCTCTATTAAAACTTGCGAATAGTCCGTAACTCGGTAAATTCTATTCGTGATATTCTTGATTAGCGGCATCTCCTGCACTTTGTGTTTGATGTAAATTTTACCCTCGCTGATCGTTTCGTTAGTATTTAGATCAGCCGGCACGGTCACCTCAAAACCTACGGCGACGTTGTTTGCCACCAAACGGCGATAAAATGCCTCAAGACTATCGACTACGTTTTTGAGCACGTCGCGCATCCTCTTATCTATCGCGCGCTTTTGCGCTTCAAATATCGTCTCGATCGCCGTATAAAATATAACGTAGGTGTGCATGCTGGTAAAATCCTCATCGCGCGTTTCGCCGCCCCATGCTCTAATACCGTCATCCACGTAAGCTATCGAGATGCCCTCGCTTCTTAGCCTATCGGCTTCGCAATCCACACCCTGGATAAACTCCACATTATCCACGATCGCGGTAATGCCCGGAATTACCCTATTTGAATATGTTTGCGAGAAGCCGTATTCCGTCTCGCTCATGACTTTGGCGTAAAGAGCGATCAAAAACATGCTAAGCGGGCGGATAACCTTATCGACCCTTTTGGCTTTTTGAAACGTTATGATTGCCGTTTTCGTGGCTAGCGTTTGGACTGCGGCCTTCGCGGTTTGCTCATTTGTGGCATCGACTTCGATGGCATAAACGGCTCTTAGATACTCGCCTAGCTGCTTAAGCTTTTCATAGACGCCCGTGTCGTTGTATTCAGGTGCGGTGATAAATTTAGGCTTTGCCATTACTACGTTTTCGGCTTTTTTGAGCGCATCGATAGCGTTTAAGCAAGAGGTTAAATTTTCCTGCTTTTTAGCGCTCGCGTCGCTATTTGTGCTTTGCTTAAACGAGCTTAGAACTACTTGCGTATGAATTCCGCATGCCTTTAGGTCTTCAAGCGCGTTTTTTATCGTGCCGCCCTCTACCTCCTTAAGCGCATCTTCGACGGTGCTATAAACATAAAGCCCTGCAGTTAGCTTGCTGTCGTCGCCGACTATTGCGATCGGGCGGCGATTGTTGATCTCGTATGGGTTTAGCGAGCCGTTATAAAGCTCGACATTGACGCCGTATTTACTTGGCATTTTTTTACCTCACTTTCTAAAATTTATTGATTATTTCTACTTGAAGCTCTTTATTTAAAGCTAGAGCTAAAAACTTTTTTAACATGCTAAGGCTATTAAAAACGCCCTCATCGCTAAACGTAGAGCCCAAAAGTATGCATCCCTCGGTATCTTTAGGATAGTTGCCCGCATGGATTAAAATGCAGCGGTCTTTTGGCACTTGCTCGTTAAATAGCACAGGCAAAATGCGGTTAAATTTTGGCGAGTGCCGCCAAGCGACATCATAAGTCCCCTCGGGTATTCGCCTATCCAGCCCGCGCCTAGTTTCATCAGCACCCGCAGGCTCTAGCGTGTATCCCTCTAAAAATATCCTGCCGCTAAAAAGCAGCTCGAATTTGCCGAGCGTGCCGTCTTTGATATTTTTAAATCTCGTGATTTGTAGTTTCATTTTAAATTCCTTTCATAGTCGCTCATTTCATCGCCGCAGTAATCTTTTGAGGCCATGGCGTCTATCTTTTTGTCTGCGACTTTGTTGATTTTTCGCCTAGCCCATTCAGCGCCCATAAAGGCGACAATGCCGCCAAGTGCTAGCGACCCCTCAACTTCGTGTATAACGAGTTTTGCGATAGCAAACGTAGTCCAGCAAAGAAACATCGCCGTAAGAGTAGCGACAGCAAAAGCCAATCTAGTGCGATGCCTTCTGGGCTTCCCGTCATCATCTAGCAGCCCCAAGACGCCCCCAATCGCGCCTACCACCAATACCCAAAGCAGATAGAGGTATTCTTTCCAAAGAAAGCTCATCCTATCGCTGCTCCAAAGATCAAGGCAAGCAAGATCGACAAAGCTATCTCTAGCGCCCTTTTCCTGCTTATTCTAAAGCCCTTAATCTTTCTAATTACCAGCTCACTCATTGCTTATTTCCTTGCTCTTTTCGTTAGCTTGCGACACGCAGCCCTTTAAAAGCTCCTCGCAAGTTTTATAGTATTCCATCAACTCGCGCGCGGTTTGCATGTTTTCATGATCGTATTTTGGCTTATTTGGCATTTTATTTATACAACGTATCGGAACGAATACGTCTTTATATTCGGTTCTGATAATGACTTGCGGATCTTTGCCCGCGCACCCGCAGAAAACAATCGCCAAGATTATCAACGTGCCGCAAAGAACTACAAAATCACTTTTTAGCCTTATCTCTTTATTTGCTGGCTTCATTCATCAGCCCCTCGTAGAATTTTAACTTTTCCGCACAATCGGCATTTTTCGCAGGCGCGGTCAAATTTTCAAATCTTGCCTTTGCTTTATTTGCCGCTTTTATCGCGTCCTGCCTTTTGGCTTCGAGAGCCTCAAATTTGGCGTTTTGTAGTTGTATTTTTGCATTACACTCAAAAAGATTGGAAGTTGCGATTTGAAAATTTGCATCTTTTATCACTATCTCTTTTTTGGCTTCTTGAAGCTGCGCGGCCAGGCTTTCAATCGTGCCATTTAGCCGCCATATCTCAAAACCAGCCCCGCCAAGAGCGATAAGAATTACGATGCCGACGCTTATTAAAAATTTTATGTTTAAGAAGTTCATGTTATGCTCCTTTTAGCAATTTTACAGCGATGACGACGACCAAAATGGCCGCCGCAATAATTGCAAATCTCTTTGTGGACGGCTTCATTGTTTGATCCTTTTGAATGGATTGATTGCCCAAACGGTCTGCAAGATTTTTTTATCGTCCTTGTCCATATACGTGTGTTTGTTATCCTCGCGCATACCTACGACGTCCATCAATTTCCATCCAATGTAGATCCGGCAATACCATTTTGATTTGCCGTATCTGATCTCGCGGTAGTATCCGAAACGCTCGCGTCCGTCTTTCATTTTGCAAGTGACTAGGCACTCGGTATTCTTTTGCCCTTTGTTGTAGGTCGCAAATACGTCTCCTTGAGTGCGCACCGTGTTTGCGTCGATGTCCTCGACTTTGACGCCGAGATACTTCGCGCTGAAATTTCCTATTCTATTGCGATACAGCCAGCAAAGCCTCGCCCAATAGGTGCGATTTTTGCCGTTTGGGAAATGCTCGTTTTTCCAACCGTCGTCGCCGTTGATACCATAATCCGGATCATCAAACCACGCCGCCCACTTCGGCAAATTTTCGCTTTTCTCGTCGCAGGCTAGGAGAGCAAACGGCACGACGATAAAATGCAGTATCTCGATCGGTAGCTCAACGGCTACATTTTTAAGAATTTGCAACTTTTGTTTTTTCGTCAGTTTCATTTTTCTTTTCCTCTTGGTATTTCGGGCTAGCTGGGCAGCCGTCCCAAGGGCACTCGCCTTTTTTGTCTAGCTTTGAGCTGCATATCTCGCAGCGTTTAGTTTTCTTTTTCATTTTCGCTTCCTTTCTCCAGGGCTTGTTTCTCGGCTAGTAGTTTTTTGTATTCCTCGCGAAGCTCGGGCAATACGGCGTCGTTGCCGATTAGTATCGCGCGGCGGATGTCGTCCTCGACTTCTTTGATTGCTTCGTTGATCTCTTCTAGCTCTAGCTCCTCAGGGCTGGGCTCGTATAGCTTGTTTAGCTCGTCAAGCTCTTTTTGAGTGAGCAGCGTCAGCCCTAGCTCTTGTATTCTTTGCTTTAGCAGCTCCTCGCTCACGTCGTCCTCGTAGGCGTATATTT